GATAGGACTTGAACTTCTAGGTTGCAACGGAAGTTCTGTGCGATAGATCGTGTTGATCCACCAGCAGCAACAGTTGCAAACATATTACGCATCCAGTCCCAGTTTTGGTTAGTACCAAGAATTACACCACGCTGTAGTGTGATAGGTGTGAAGGTTGTCTGACCAGGAATCTGGTGGACAGTGGTGTTGTAGCCACCTTCACGGTATGGGATAGAGTCTGTGGTAACCGATAGGCCAGACACAGATGTAAACCCTAGAGTGACACCCTTGAGTTTATCTAGTGTTGGGTTAGTTCCTTGGGGCTTAAACTGCACCAAGAACCTAAAGTTACGAATTGGATCGGTGATTAATGTCGACCGATTATTAATGATTGTAGGCATTTATATTTCTCCTTTGGATTAGTTCAGCGTCTTTTGGCTGAGGTCGATGACGATGAACTCTGCTGGATACTGAAGAGCCACACCAACTTGGATGTGAACCTCTCCATTTGCAATCTGCTGTGCGCTGTTGTTTTCTGCATCACACTTGATGAAGAATGCTTGAGCGTTAGTTGCTCCACGCAAACCGCCTTGGTTCTTGTACTCGTTCAAGAATGAGCCAAGAGTCGTACGAATCTGTGCCCATAGACGTTCGTCATTGTTCTCAAACAATGCAAATTCTGTAAGGTTCTGAAGATTCTTACGGATGTAGTTCAGTGAGCGGCGCATGTTGACATACTTGTTAGCAGTGCCGTCTTGCTTCAGTGTGCGAGCACCCATCACAGATAGACCAGCGCCAGGAATCTGACGGATTGGGTTTACTGGAGATGTGCTTGCGTTCAATGAATCAAGTTCAGTTGAAGTGAATGTCTTTTCTACAGAAACAATTCCTTGAACAGATGCACCAATACCTGCTGGAGCCTTGAAGACACCACGGCTTGCATCTGTTGATAGGTATAGTCCTGCTACCGCACCTGATGGGCCAACTTTACGTAGTGCACCAGCACCACGTCCAAGAGGATCAGAGATAAACACGTGTGGGTAGTAGACAGCAATTGCTGCTGAGTCTGTAAGAGATCCAGCAAATGAGATTGCGTTTGCAACAGTCTGGTTAGCAGCAGTTTCAGCAACTACGAATGAGTTGTTTGCTTCTGACCAACTTGCTGCTGCGTCATAGACTTCTGCTTCATCTGCTGACAGGCTGTGAATTCCTGGGAGGAATACAACTAGTGGACGAGCAAGAGGTGAGAAGTCTTCAAATACTGCAGACCCTGTTCCCTTGTAGTCTGTGTAGTCAGCGGCTACTGGAGTAGTTCCATTTGCTCCACCTGTCAAAGGATAGGTAGTTGATACTGGAACACCTGCAGCGCTGCTTGAAATTGAGATGTTTGGTGATACTAGATTGACTACTGTCTCAGCAAAATCGCTAGATGTTGAGTCATTAAAGACCACATTCTCATAGCGCTCTAGCAAGATGTCATCGTTAATGTCGTTTGCTACACCAGACTCCTTGTAGACAGTCAGTGTGTAGGTTGAAGCAACTGAACCAGCAGTAACAACAACACGTAGGTTGTTCCCATCGGCGCCAGCGTTCTTTGATGTAACAGTAGCAACAACAAGACTTCCTGATGTAAGGATGTTTACGGTTGCTGCATCTGCATCATCTGCAAGGAGGCGCTTTACAAAAAGTTCACGACCACCGTTGGCAAAGAATGACCCTACACCAAAAGTGGCTGGGTATGAAGCGTTGTATCCACCAAAGTACTTAGTGAACTCGTACCAAGAAGTAACAAGCGTTACAGTTTCTGGGCCTTGTGCAAAAGGTGCAACAACTGCACCAGCAGAGTCAGCACTTACTCCCGCAGGGAGTGTTGCTGGTAGTAGGCGTTCACTGATGTAAACACCTGGGCGGCTATATGCCATTTTTTCTCCTAACTAGTTGGGTAAGGGTTCCTTATGGTGCCGTTATTGTGATCGGTTCTACAGCAGTAAACTCGCCACGACCAAGGATCTGGCTGCCAGTTGTACCTGTAACGTTGAGTTCTTGTACCTTGTATAACTTATTGAATGTGGATGGAGCGATCTCGCTAGAGACACGCACCGTGATTGCGTTTACGAATAAACGCTTTCCTTGCTCTGTAATATCTCGCTTAGAGATATCAAGAACATCCAGACGACGTGTAGTTCCGAACTGGGTATTAGGACCCACATTCAAAACTGCAAATCGTAATGGAATCTTTGTGTACAGCAACTGCGCCAAGATCTGACGATCATGACGTGGCTGACGTGCATAGGTAGTGATCTGGTAATCAATATTTACTGGCACAGGAAAATCCATGTCCTTACCGTGCAGGTCTGTATCCCAAGTAACACCTGTTGTTATAGCGTCTGGATCTTCGTAATAGCCAGGATTGACTTTGCCACGATGTGCACGATCAAATGCTTCTGCAATGTCAATCATGTCAATCGTGATGTAAGGGTATGACTGGTTACGGATTTCCTGATCAGGCTGACCAAACCACACGCCTACCTTGCGCTGTGGTCCATCTTCAGTAACTGACTTCTGATCAGTAACGACCATGTCCTTAAACAAATTGCGGAGTGCTTCATCTTCATCTAGTAAGAAACTCATAGGTGAGCCTCCAGATGCTGGAAGAGGCGATTGATTAAGAAGTTTTCTGACTCAGCGGTACGGTTTGCTGTGTGGCGAATTGCTGCACTTGGCTGTCTGTCAGGAGTTCCGTACTCGTAGTCAAGTGCCTCTTTGTAATGTTTCTCAGCAACGTTAGCATTAAAGCCGTTTTTGCTGTAGGAGACACTGGTGCTTTTTACAACATGAGATGGCCATCCATTTGCTTTGGCTTCTGAGCGTACATGCGCTCCTACAAGACGAGAGGTCTCGTGACTTGCTCTGTGGATAGAGTTAAGGACGTGGTCTTTCTTCACTTCTTTTTCCTGGCTTTCGCAACGGTTTTGCCAGCAACTTTTCCACCGACGTAGCCTGCGATAAGACCAGTAATAATTGGTTGCTTGTCCTTAGGGCGATAGCCGAATGCACCACGCATAAACTCTTCGACTTCATCTTTGCCGTTCAATTCAGCGGCACGCTCATACCAAGGCTTCCAAGCCATAATAAACCCCTTTATCGCAAGTAGTGGGAACTACACAGAGCACGCATGTGGTTCTGATACTGCAATGATAAATGAAAAAGCCACCCGTAGGTGGCTTAGTCATTACTTCTTTTTGGACTTCTTCTCTCGCTTATCCTCAGCCTTCTCGCCCTTCTTGCCTTCCTTGGCTTCGTGGCGCTTCTCCATAGCCTTGATCTTCTTGACGTTGGCTACATCCATCTTGCGGTCGTCTTCCTGAGACTTAGGCTTGCGATGCTTCTTGTCCATCTTCTCAAACATTTCCTTCTGCTCTTTGTCAAGACCTTTAGTGGTCTTGGCATCCTGCTTCTTGTCTGAGGCCTTGGTGTACTTCACTACATGCCCTTTTTCTTGTTCATAGTCATCTTTGGTGCCTTGCCTTTTTTAAGGGCTTTGAAGTCAGCGCCAGTGATCTTGTCTGTTGGCTTTGCAGCCCCAGCGATCTTCATCTGCTTAGGAGTAAGAGTCTTCTTCATTACTTACCCTTCTTACAGACTTTGCATGAGCACTTGCAATTCTTCATTGTGCAGGAGAGAGCCATTACTTCTTCTCCTTCTTCTTGTCATCCTTCTTCTTTGCATACTTCTTATTGGCAGCGGCTAGGGTCTTCTCGCCGTGCTTGTCCTTTGGCTTCATACATCCACATGTAGCGCACATCTACTTGCTCACTTTCTTCTTAGTTTGTTTTTTAGATTTAGGAACGCCCTTTGCAGGAACGCAATTTGGAACCTTCTTGCCGTTCTTCATCTTCATACCTACTTGGGTGTAACCATCCCAGCAAGGATCTGTCTTCTTAGTTGCCATTAGCAATCCCACTTTCTTAGAGCCAGTGCCTTGCGAGTTGGCTTGCCGTTCTTCTCCATAGGACCTTCCATACCGCCCATGCGTGCACAGAATGACTTACGTCGTGCTGCAGACTTAGGAGACTTCTTTGCTTGCTTTGCAGATACTGGAGGTTTTAGATCTGAACCAGGGTTTGCTCTCTCGTAGGACTTGCGTCCCTTCTCGTTAAGACCGCCCTTTGAATTCTTACCTTCTTTGCGTTGCCATGCCTCTGACTTAGCCATTATTTAACCTTCTTGTGACTTATATCTTTATGCCAGTGTTTAGTTGCCTTGACGCCTTCTTTGACAGTCTTAACCCCAGCCTTTTTGGTTAGGTTAATTTTGTCATATTTGTCAAGTTTTGTGTTATCAGCATGGTCGACAATTATGTCTCCCTTTTTGTTTTTCTTAATGGTGTGTTTAGCCCCACCCGCTTTAATTGTTTTAGCCATTATTTCTTTTTCTTCTTGGCCATGCCTGCTTCGCTCATTGCAATAGCGACAGCCTGCTTCTTTGACTTTACTACTGGGCCTTTTTTAGATCCGCTATGAAGTTTGCCTTCTTTGTACTCCTTCATAACCTTTTCTACTTTGCCTTTTTTTGCTGGCATTATGAATCCTCCCAATCTTCTTCTTCATCTAGAGCATGGGCGTCATAATCTAGGTCTTCTAATTCTACCTCTTCGTCCTCAAAGAGGTCTGGGTCTAACTCTGGCTCGAACTCGTCCATTACGATCCTTTCTATGAAATTGGGAACACTACGCTAGTAAGCCAAGCAGCGGTGCTATTAGGTGTGACGTTTCCGTTGGTGTAGACAGTAACGTAACTTAGATCTGTAGTTCCAAACTTTTGAACAGGAACTATCACATCTACGGCTGGCCTGTATTCT